CTCAAGACGAGGTTGTCTCTCGATAGCCTCGACATATTGGTCATAACATCACCAATATTCGAGACCCAATCGACAGCCCAGCTCCACGGTGTAAGCTCCCAGAACAGCTCTGGAGTCAAATCCAGGCCAAACGTCGAACGTAAGTTCGCCGCCGCCCTACGTGTCTTTTCCAAGGCATTATCTCCCTTGGGATAAAGATACGTATAGGCTCCTGAGAACCACATTCTGGACTCAGTGGTCCGAACGCGGACGAGCTTACCCGTGATCGCATCGTAGGCACCAGTTGATCCGGTCCTTAGGGCAGGAGAACCTGGCCAAGGATTCTTCACAACTTCCTCGGCACCTACAGTGCGCTCCAACGGGAACACATACCGGCGTCGTACAAGACGACCCGAATCGCGCTCGAGTTGCGAAATCCGCTTGTCAGCGGTTTCTGCAGCTCGCCAGATATTCTGGACATCTGAGACGAGAGGTAAAGCACCGAACTCGACATTCAGAAATTCATCGGCAGAGCCGGTGAACTTGTGTCGTTTAAGGTGCTTTCCAGGAAGGGTGGGAAGTCCCTCCCTTAGCTCGCCCAGAAACTGCGCTGTATGTGCGACAGGATTTGTTGGAATAGTCCTAGCGATAGCAGTAGCCCCCTTACCTTCCATCTGTCTTTGCAGATCAGATGGAGGAGTGGGCCACATTGTATCACTAGGTCCAACAGACGAGCTGTATGCGAATACAGGCCCGTTGTAGGAGTACGAAAAGAGACCAGTCTGCCTTTGTATACGGCCCTCGAGACGAGTGCCAGTATACTCATGCTTCGTGGTCTCAAATTCGCCTCCTGCATCCTGTTCCATCACGACCGAATAAGTACCACCGAACTTCTTGAGATCAATAGCTCCCTTTCGGATGAGCTTATTGATCTCTCGGTGGTTCTTATAACGGGCGTTATCCCGTGACGTTGTCGTCTGCCGTCCAACGATCTGACTAGTGTAACCGTTCGACGTTACCGTCGGCGGTTTACCACTAAAGGTCGCGATTCCCGTAGAAGAACGAACTGGTTCGAAAACCAGATCGCGCTTACGGGTCTCATACATGGACGACACAGAGGGAGCTCCCTTGCGGATGGTGGAAGATAAGCTGTGTGTGGTTGCTAAGCCACACCATCGCTTATCAGAGACCGCCCCAAAGGTGAAGAACGTCGCAGGTCCCTTCGCTACGCGTCGGGATACCACACGAACTTCACCAGAGGGGTCG